AGGGTGCCAGTGATTGATGTTGAGGCGCTTCTTGACGTGATACTGGCCGTTGCACTCGTGCGTGGGGAGCCCTTGCTGATAGCACCAGGCAAAGCTTTTATGCTGCTGCACGATCTCATGGCGCGGCGACAAGTCCACGGCCTCGCTCCAGAGCTGCACGATCGGGTGATGCTGGAGCTGGTGTAGCGTCTCGCTCGCCCAATCAGGACGCGCAAAGTGAATATCCGCATCCACCCAGGCCAGGTACTGCCAGTCATCCGGCAGCCGCTGGATACCCAGGCGCAGCGCGCTTTCCTTGATCCACAGCTCGTGCCCCGTGCGGAGCTGCACGTGCCGGGGATGGGCGGCGTCCGTGATTTGAAACGGCCGTGCCCCAAACGCCACCTCGACCGTGGTCAGGCGCACGCCGGCATCGTGCATGCGCTGCTCGAAATCCCGATACAGGCGGTAGCGCGACTCGTAGCGCCGGGGATTGCTCACCATAGTGACGCAATCCAAGATGGCAGGCACCTGCTGAATCCGAGGGCCATGGTCATTCGTGTACATCGCTCCCTCTCGTCTCCCTATTTCCACCGGCTGCCCTGCGTCAGGTTGGCGGCCAGGCCCCAGTTGACCGGCGGCGGCGCCAGGCTGGGCGCCAGCGTGCAGCCCAGGGCATCGGCTTCGTCGGGGCTGTGGCCGATCCGCTTTTTCATGTCGTCCTTCGACTCGATCACGATGTTGCCATCGCTGTCCGTGCGGTACTTGACGCTGGCCAGCTCGCCCGCGAGGTCCTCGCAGGCCTGCCGATCCTCCGCACAGAACACCGGCTCCTGCTCCCTGAGCCAGCGCGCCATCTCCAGCCAGAGGTAGTCCCGCAGGAGGCGCGGCCTGGGCTCGCCTTTGACGCGCGTGCCCGGTGCCGCCGTGGCCACATTGACCGCGACGACGGTGGCGGTGATCTTCCCTTGCCGCTTCAGCTCCGCCAGCCGGTCGTAGACGCCGGCCCCCAGGCCGATCACGTCCACGTCGATTTCGTCCACCGCCCAGGCGTCCAGGACCTCTAGGATGCGTCCCACGGTGACCATGGTGTCCTGGCGCGCAAAGATCTTGATGTGCTCCACCACCCGGCCATGCCGCAGCACCAGCACCGTCCGATCAGATCCGAAGCGGGCCACGTCCACCCCGAGCTTGCGCAGGCCTTCCCCTGGCACCGCGTCCCGCGTCAGGCACGGCTCCGTCAGCTCCAGCGAGATGAGGATGTCATCCTCCTGCTTGGGGAACTCGCCGTCAGCGCGCACGCGCACGACGTTCGAGCCCTCGCCCCATTTCTTCACCAGCCGCGCCCGGTAGCCGGGATCGGCGCCCGGCAGCGTGCTGTCGGACGAGCGAAAGTGCAGCGCCGTGTACGAGGCGCGGTCCTTGTGGTGGCTGGCGTAAAACGTGCCGCTGGTGCGCGTCGGGTTGCCCAGCATCAGCACGCGCGCCGTGACGCCGCTCAACGCCCCTTCCGCCACCTCGAAAATGGGCTCCGCGATGCCGCTCGCCTCGTCCAGCACGAACAAGAGATGATCGGCATGAAACCCTTGCAGCGCGTCCGGGTTCGTGGGCCGGGCCGTCCGCGCCAGCGCCGCCCATTCCCTGGCGCCCGGATCGTACAGGCTCTCGGTCGTCAGGCGGAACAGCCGGGAGAGCCACAGCCGGGGGTGATCGCCGCGCGCCTGACTCTGCGTATCGGCAGCCCGCCGCCACTTCGACAACTCCCCCCAGAGCACATCCTTGAGCTGGTGGCCGGTCGGCGCCGTACAGGGGATTTTCGCGAAGTCATGGGTCTCTATAAACCAATATATTGTCCAGGCTGCACTCCCGGACTTTCCTATACCATGCCCGGAGCGCACGCTGACCTTGGCGCCCGGCGGCGCAATGGCCTCCAGGATGGCCGCCTGCTGCCAGGTCGGCTCGATGCCAAAGCGGTGCCGCACGTACAGGAGCGGGTCAACCCGCCAGCGCTCACGGAGCTGCTGGTAGGCCGCCGCCTGGGCCGGGGGAACTGGGCTGCTGCTCGGTCGTTTGGCCACTGATCTCTTTCAGGAGCGCCGCCAGGCCGTCCCCGGTCTCATGCGTCAGCTCGACCCGGTCCACCAGGAGCCGCAAGTGCTTGGCCAGCAGCGTCAGGTTCTCCGTCTTGTTCCACAGCCGGATCTTCTTGGTCTGCCCCACCGGTTGCCGATGGTCGTCCACCTGCTCCCAGAGCTCGTCCACCTGCACGCTCGCCAGCGCCGCCGCCGTGTCATCATCGAGGTCGGTGATGGGCTTGAGACTGCCATCGGCGGCAAAGAGCTTGCGCAGATCCACGAACGCCAGCCGGGCAATCTCTTGCAGGACGCGGTCCGCCGTCAGGCCGGTGCGCTCGGCTTGGGCCGCCTTGGCCGCCTGGACCGCCTGGGCAACTGAAGTTTTCTGAAGCAGTTGATAGCCTTGTTCCATGGCGGTCTTGGGGCTGTAGCCCGCTCGGAGAGCCGCCTGCGTGGCGTTTAAATCCACGATATATTCCAGCACAAAGCGTTCCTGCTTCGGCGTCAGGCGCTGGGGCTTGGGCGCTGGCTTACGCGCCATGGCTGCCCTCGTCCGTCTGTGCCGACTGCCGGAGACTCACCCCCGGCGGTCCGACCCTCCTGAACGTCAAAATCTCCGGATGCACCAGGCTATACCCCTGCAACCCGGCATCGTTCCAGGTGCAGCGCCCTGGCATGAAGACCGCCTGGAGCCCGTGCCCCTTCACACTGTGCCCATGCGCCAGCACGGCGTGCTTCAGTTGCGTCGTCTGTGCGGCGATGACGCGCTCCAGGCACTCCACCTGCGGTGCGTACGTGGCGTCGAGGTCGGCCAGCCGCGCCCGCACGCGCGCCGGCAGCGCCGCCTCCCGGTGCGCGGCGTGCTCCGACGCGACGGCGGCCAGCTGGTCCTGGAGATGGGCGAGTTCCTGTAAAAGGTGATCAATGGTCGGCATGGGGGGTCTCTCCTGTCTCGGGGGCTGGGGGGACGCCCAGCGTGCCGGGCACGTAGATCCCGCCCAGCTCAAAATACGCGCGTAACGCCTTGGCTTGCTCCAGCAACACGGCCTGCGCCGCCTTGCAGGCGTGCAGTTGGCGCTCCAGCACGGCGATCTCTTGCGCCCGCTCCGCCGCCGCCGCCGTCAGGGCGCGCCATTCCTGGCACAGGTGGGCGTCGAGGGGGCTCACGGACGTGGTCCTGACACAGTGTCTGAGCCCAACGGGCGAACGCTCGTTGCCGTGCGCAGCACCCAGGCGCGTTTGGCGTGCTGATACAGCGCCCGCAGCGCCCCCGCCAGGATCGTCGTATGCGTCTGCCCCTTCTCCAGGGGCCGGGCATAGCGATACTGCCGCACACGCGGGCTCCGGTCGGGGCCATAGACGCTTTTTCGTATGGTCTTGGCTCGGCGTCCGCTCATAGGGTGCTCCTCTGGGTGTCCGGTTCCTGACACATGGCCGCCACCGCCTCGGTCGCCTCCGGGCCGCAGGTGAGCAGGTAGCGCGTCAGCGCCTCGCTCTGCTGCGTGATGAGCGCACACGACTGCTGCGCCACACGGCGGTCGTCCGTCAGGCGCTCCATCTCGGTGATGAGTTCGGCCCGCAGCCGCAGCAGCGTGCGCAGCTCGCGGCAGAGTTCACGTTCGAGGGTCGTCATGGGGTCTCCCAGTGGAGAGTGGAGAGCGGGGACGTGGAGAGCGGGGAAGATCCGGAATCCCTGCTATGCACTTCTGCACTAGCCACTATGCACTGCTCCGGGCGTCCTTCCCGACGGCATGCATCGCCGCCACCAGGCGCTGACTGCGGGCACCTACCTGGTGAAACCACCGGCTGTCCTGCATGGCGTCTGCCGCCGACGGCCAGTCGTGGCGGGCCACGGCAGCGCGTAAGCCCACAAAGCGGGCGAGGGTGGCCATGCCGCAGTTGAACATCATATTCGCCAGAATCTCCTGCACGGCCTCGGGCAACGTCGCCCACGTCGGGTAGAGCTGCTGACACGCGGCCAGGGCGCGGTCCACATCA